CTCATTCTATATTTCATTGCCGATTCAACTATCTCTAGTTCTGCAACATTAAAATCAAATTTTGTATTAGGTTTCAACTTACTATAATCCTATAAGTCCTAAGCCATGATTGGCTATTGCGTTCGTTATAATAGCAAGGCAGGTTGCAATATGTAGTAACACCCATAAAGAGCGTATTATTGCAACCTGATCTGCTTTTGCATTGTCGTTGTAGGCCTTAGTGCCAATTGCTTTGCACCAAACCTCCCACATTACATTGCGTTCTTTTTTTCTTGAATTTCTGCTCTACGTGTTTTAGTAAGTTTACCTAAGTCACCTAATGCCGAACGTGCGCGGGTTGCCGCGGCCTTGGTGTCTTTGTTTTCCCAAGTCTCATGTTCTGATAGATAGTTTTGGTACGCTTGTACAATTTGTTCATGTAGTGTCATAGTCTTCTCCTATATTAAAGTGCGATGCCTGAAGTAGTAGTTAAGTACTGCTTGGCAATTTCGCTTTCTGTTTTTGCAATACAACTAACTGAAGTTGCTTGCAGGTTAAATTTGCCGTCTGGCGATACGCTAAACATGAACGGGGCTAATCCCAGTCCTTGTTGTTGCATCATTAGTACCATTGGCTTTTTGAGGGTGTAAGATTTGTCATCTTCTTTTTCAAGTCGAGCAACAATTTCTTCACCGCTACTTAGTTTAAAAGATACGGTATCACCGACCTTATATGGTGCTTCAATTAACATATTATAGTGTAAATCCTGTTCCGTTATAGTTAGTGTCTTCGACATATTTTACCATGCCTTCATAACCACCAACCTTATTGTCACCAATCTTGATTTGTGGGAATGTCTTAGCAGTTGGAAACTGCTCAAACAATTCTTCACGTGTAAAATCTGCGTCTAAAGTAAAATATTCGAATTTTAATTTATGTGATTCACAAAACTGTTTCGCTTTTAAGCAACTCGGGCAAGCAGGCTTGCCGTAAATTTCAATCATAAACTGAATCCTTTAAGTGAGTCCTTGTCTACGTCTTGTTTAATTCCGCCAATAATATAAGATTCAACTTCAGTTTCCTGAGGTGCAACTTGTAAGCCTGACGAACTTAACCAATGCTGTGTCCAAGGTAGTGGGTTAGTATTAACTGGAGCATCGAATATTGCATTCATGCCCAGTGCCTTTAAACGACGGTTAGCAATGTACTCTACGTACTGATGTAATAGTTTAGAGTTCAAACCAATCATGCTACCATCTTTAAATAAGTATTCCGCCCAATCTTTTTCTTCTTCAACACAATCACGCCATAAGTCATATACTTCTTCTTGGCATTCTTTAGCAATCTTAGCCATCTCTGGATCGTCTTTGCCTTGTGCCCACAACTTTAAAATGTGTGTGCTTAGTGCTAGGTGTTGTGCTTCGTCACGAGCAATTAATGAAATAATCTTTGCAGAGCCTTCCATTAGTTTTAGTTCGCCAAAGCCAAATGTACAAGCAAAAGACACATAAAAACGCAATCCTTCTAAGATATTTACAGTTTGCATTGCCATATAAAGATTTTTCTTAACTTCATACATGCTACCTTCGCCTCGGTGATTAAATGCATCAGCCGCTTCAGTAAAAGCATCATAGTGCTTAGTAACACTTTCTGCTCTTGCAATAATCTTTTCATCATCTAGGATTGTATCAAACACCTCTGACGGGTCAGCATACACATTCTTCATAATGTGTGTATAACTACGTGAGTGAATTGTTTCAAAGAAGTCCCAAGTAACAATACAACCCTCTAGTTCAGGAAGTGAAACATGCGGCAAAAATGCTAGGCATGGACCACGTCCTTGGACACTATCAAGTAGTGTTTGATATTTCAAATTAGCAGTAAAGATGTGTTTCTGCTCTGGACGGAAGTTAGCAAAGTCTGCCCTATCTTTTTGTAGACTTACTTCTTCAGGACGCCAAAAGTATCCTAACATTGTTTGATTTAATTTATCAAACACAGGGAACTTGAACACATCATAACGCTGTGTGTTTTGGTCTGCTCCGAAGAACATGTTTTGTTTTGTAAAGTCTACTTTTTCTTTATTGAATACAGTCTTTGCCATTCTACTTCCTTACTTTCATAATAATATAATACACTCGGTTTGCCCACTTGTCAACCTAAATTGCACATGCTTCACATTCTTCATCATCTTCCACAGCCAATGTAGTTGGTTGTGTTTCTGGTTGGTTATCATGCCATCCAACATTGTGTGCTGGTTCATCAAAAGCCACTTCACTTGGATCAGTCTTATAATCATATGTGTTTTGATAATATGATGTCTTCCAACCAAACTTATATGTTGTTAACAAGTCATTCATCATTACACTCATTGGAACTTCGTTGTTTTCAAAGTGTGTAGGATTGTAACTCCAGTTACCACTAATTGCTTGGTCAAAGAACTTTTGCATTACCGCTACAACATTAATATAACCTTCGTTACTTGGCATATCCCATAGTAAACTGTAATGCTGTTTTAACGACTGATACTGTGGAACAATCTGCTTAAGAGGCCCTTTCTTGGACTTCTTAACGGACAAGTATCCTCTAGGTGGCTCAATTCCATTGGTTGCGTTCGACACAACGGAACTGCTCTCTGAAGGCATCTGTGCGGACAATGTGCTGTGCCTAAGTCCGTGCTTCTGAATGTCAGATCGTAAACTATCCCAATCATGATTTAACTTGTTCTCCACAATAGTATCAACATCTTTCTTATAAGTGTCGATAGGCATGATGCCTTCACTGTATTTAGTGCGGTTAAAGTACTCACAAGCACCTCGCTCCTGCGCTAATTTGTTGCTGGCACGTAATAGATAGTATTGGAATGTCTCTGTAAGATCATGCACTAATTTCCACGCTTCTGGGTCACTATACTTTACTTTGTTCTTTGCAAGATAATGTGCTAGTCCAATGTAGCCTACGCCTAATGAACGTCTTGCTTTTGTACTAATCTCAGCCGCTTTAATTGGATAGTGCTGATAGTCAATAATTTCTTCTAACGCACGTACTGCTAGGTCACATAGTTCATCTAAGTCTTCTAGCGACTTAATAGTACCTACGTTAATAGCACTTAGGATACACAATGCAATTTCGCCGTCTTCATCATCAATGTGTTGTAGTGGCTTAGTTGGTAGTGTAATCTCTTGGCATAAGTTACTCATATATACTTTGTCTAAGAATGAACTGTGAGTGTTGCAATGATCTACATTCATAATATAAATGCGTCCTGTTTCTGCACGTTCTTTAATCAACGCAGAAAACAACTCCATAGCCGAAATAGTTTTCTTCTTAATGCTGTATGCACGTTCGTACTTTTCGTATAGTTCTTGGAACACTGCTGGATCGCCAAAGTATGCTTCATATAATCCTGGAACATCGTGGGGGCTAAACAATGTAATGTCGCCGCCCCCAAGCAGACGCTCGTACATTGTTTTGTTAAGTTGAATCGAATAATCCAACTTGCGTACTCTGTTGTCCTCTGTGCCCTTATTGTTTTTAAGCACAAGAATATCTTCAATTTCTTGATGCCAAAACGGGAAGTGTGTAGTAGCACTGCCGCCACGCACTCCATTCTGTGTACAACAACGTACGGTTGCTTCAAATTTCTTTAGGAACGGAACAATACCTGTGTGTGCTACTTCTCCGCCTCTGATTCGTGCGTTGACGCCTCTGATGCGTCCCGCATTGATGCCGATACCCGCTCGTTGTGCAGTGTATCTACCAATCGACATGTCACTTGCAAAGATACTATCAAGGGTGTCATCGCTATCAACAAGGACGCACGAAGCAAACTGTCGCACAGGCGTTCTGACTCCGGCCATGACTGGTGTTGGGATATTAACTTTAAAAAGTGAGGTCGCATCGTAGTATCTCCTTACGTAGTGCATACGTGTTTCTGCTGGATATTGTGCAAATAGTGTTGCCGCAATCATCATATACATAAACTGAGGAGTCTCAAACAATTCACCTGTTGAACGATCCTGTACTAGATACTTGTCAACTACTTGACGCATCCCTGCATAGGTAAAGTTCTCGTCACGCTTATGATGAATGTAACGGCCCAACGTTGCAATTTCTTCTTCTGTGTAACTGTCTAGTATTGCAGAATCATACATGCCACGTTCGATATTTTTGTCGATCATTTCCTTAAAACTAAACGCATTGTATTCGCCGAACACTTGCTTGTTTACAGTATATGATAACAATCTTGCTGCCGCATATTGATAGTTAGGTGCTTCTAATGAAATAAGATCATTTGCTGATCTAATCAAAATCTCTTGGATTTCGATTGTACTCATGTTGTCGTAAAACTGTAAGTTTGCATTCATTTCAATTTGACTACTACTTACGCCGGCTAGACCTTCACATGCATGTTCTACTACTACGTGGATCTTATCAATGTTTAAGTGTTCTTTACTACCGTCTCGCTTTACAATCATGGTACCATTTGTCATCTGTCTCTCTCCGTTTTTTCTCATTGTTAATTAGTTGTGTGATATTTAGTTTAGGTGTGGCATGGTATGTTTCTCTTGCGATTCTAAATTTTTAAATGCTTGATCAACACTGACATGCGTTGTTTTATCTAATCCTAACACCCTATCTCCTACCACTAAAAAATAAAACTGTTCTGATCTTTCTTTGTTTATACCAATATGTATCTCAAATTCCTCTTGGGAAAAACGGTCAGTTAACTGTAACGAATAACACATACCTAGTACGATGCAGAAGTCACAATACATATTTTCATTTACAAGTTCCCAGGGACTAGGCCACATACTTGGAGTATACGGATCAGTATAAGAACTTACTGTGGGGAAGGAGTCGTATCTTTCGATTACATCCTGCAAAGGATCATTAGACGTTTCTAATGTATCTCTAAATGCTGACCATTCAGAGAGCCTCTGCTCATAATTTAAATCATTCACTCTATTACCGTTTTGATCTTACGTGGAACTTGAAAGTCCCAGCATCGGTTGCTGTTGCATTACTTACTTTAATTTCAACTGTATCTTTAGTTGCGTCTGCGTTTTCATCTACTAAACTAGCAGTCAATTCAAAGTTTGTAACAAGTCCAGAAGAACCAGCAAAGTTATACTCGTCCCTCACTGTTATGTTATCGTTATCGTAATCTAAACTAATGTATAAAATTCCACTTCTATGTGCTTCATATGCCGTGCTGTGATACACGTAATCAATTTCGTAGTTAGTGTTAGCATCGCCCGGTAATCTAAAATATCTGTTTGCAATTGACTGGAACACAACTTCTAGTTCGCTTGTTCCGTTCATATCAAACTGACAACTACCTTCGATGACTGGCGTAAACTTTTGGTTTACAATATACTGTTGTTCGAACGACAATGCTTCAAAGCGTTTGAAGAAATCGTTGTTACTAGTATTATTTGGTTTATCAAACTTAATAACTGCATACGCACTACTTGCTTCAGTACCGTTGTTGTTACCTACGCTGTTGAATGTGTTGTTGTTACTTGCTGTGTCTGATCCTTCTTTGACCCAAATAGCATTACGTGCTATCTCATCAAACGAACTGTTTGAAATGCGTGTGTTTTGTGGTCCAGTATCTTGTCCTAGTCCACCAAGCACTGTATTCTCACCTAATACAATACCGTATGCATTAGTGTTAAAGTCACCGTTTCTAATTAATGTGTCTTTAATAGCAAAGTCACTATAAAATGCATAAGTGTATCCGCTAACAGCAACGTTATCAAATGTATTATTATTGCTCATTACAGCCGCACTATCGCCTACTATGCTAAATGCTTTTTGTCCTGCAACTAATGCTCCGCCTGATAACCAACTACCAGTTACTTTTAAGTCAGCAAAGTTACTATCTCTTACACTGTGTACATCAAACATAACACCTGCAACACTCTGTGTTAGTGTCATGCCTTGAATATTAATATGCTTGGCTTGATTGATAAAACTGTTTGTTGATACTGCGGCATACGCACCAGGAGTACTTTCGCCGTTAACAAATGTAAATCCTTCTGTAGCACTTGTAGTAATTATTGTTCTGTCTTTACCTGCGCCAACAATATTAGCATATGGCGGTACTTTTATTGTTGCTGTTAAAACATAGTTGCCTGGAGTAAGCATAAGTGTTACTCTGCTCGACGGGTTTGCTTTATTTGTATTAATAAACAGTTGATCGATTGCTCTCTGGAATGCAATAGTATCGTCAGTAACGCCGTCACCTATCATGCCAAAGTCTAGTCCAGTAACAACATCATCTAGGCGTTGCTGTAAACTTCGTTGTACAGGCTGTGTCGAACTAACCCCAGTCGATACACCGCTGTTGTTTCTGTATGTATATTGTCCTGCAAGTTGGAAAATGTTATCATGTTCTGTAAGAACTTTTGTATTACCTACTGCTGGTGCACCTTCTGAAACGCTACCATTACCTACATAAATTTCTTGTGTGTCGATTGCCCAACCAAGTTCTCCGGAAGCAAGTTGAGGTAAGTTATCTACACCCTTTTTGCCACGTCTAACTTGTATGCGACTGATTTGTACTACTGCCATATTCGTCTCCTGTTACACATATTTATGCGAACTTCTCGTAATAGGTGTAGACTCTGTTGTACCATTCGTTGCGCCATTCGTCATACTCATGTGGCCATACATCAAACTGTTGATATGTTTCGCCGCCTAGTATCATGCCATCATCTCCGCGACTACACATAAAGATATGTCCTTCACGTATATCTGTGCCGTAGATTTCGTTGTGTGCTTCTGCGTATGCTACTAACTGTAAGAAGTAGTTCTGTACATACTCTAGTTTCTTAGGCTTGTTAGTTTGCTTAAAGTCCATAATACAGGGCTGGCCTTTGTACTGTCCTACAAGATCAGTCGTTCCTGCGTACATTTGAGGCACGTAAAGCGCCACTTCACTGCCCCAAATCTCATCTACATCAACCATAGCATGATCACGTATCTGTGTTGCCATAGCGTGTGCTTTCTTAGCAAACGGATTGCCGCCTGGAGTAGGCCATTCGCCAAACTCTACATAGTCTTCCAAATACTTGTGCATACGTGTGCCAACACCTGCGGCTTCTGTAACAACTTCTTGTGCTTTCTTTTCGCCTACACGTTTGCGCCACGCCATTAGTCCTGACTTATCGCTCGTAGCATCAAGGATAGTTGTAACACTTGCCACAGCACCACCATCGGGTGTCATGTACTTGCGTTTGCCTTCTATCTGCTTACGTGAGATTGGCTTGTAATCATACTTGTCTATTATTAAACTCATTCTTCAGTCTCGATATCAAAGCCGGGGCGCTCATTAAAAAATGGGTCATGCATGTCATAGAATGGATCTACTGTACTAAAAGGATCATCTTGTGCATCAACCTCAGTTACTTCAGGAACAAAATGCATAATCATCTGTTCAACACCCAACTTCAATGTTTGTGTACTGCCTGCACATCCTGAACAGGCACCGCCCATTTCTAATAGTAACTTGCCGTCGGCATAATTTAAAAATTCGATGTTGCCGCCATGACTTGCTACGCCCGGCTTAACATGCGATTCAATTAACTCTTTAATTTGTGTGATGATTTCATCATCAGTTCTAGTTGTCATATAGTCACGCTCCTAATTTAATACTATTATACTAGAAGTCGTGCTTAATGTCAACCTAAATCTGTTGCTCTTTTTGCCATTGATGAAACTGTTTGATCTGAACTTGGTTCTTTTGCATCTGCAGGAATGTCATCCATTTCACTGCCTTTGAAAGTAATCTTTTCTTGATCGAAGTTCTTAACCATTGCTTGAATTGCTGGATCGCTATCGTATGCGTTCTTAAATAAATCATATGTAAACTGGACCCGACCTACGTTCTGCATCAGTCGATCAAGTTGATCTACTGTATAGGTCTTCTGGTCTTTGTTACTGAGAACGGTTAAGACTTTTTTTAATACTTGCGTATCGACGTTCTCAGTTACGACTTTTTTGAAAGGATAGTTCCAATTTTGCGTGAACGCTCTACGCTCTCACGTGTTTCACGTCCTGCTTCTTCGTCGCCGCCTGCTGCCGCACCGTCTGCCGCAAAGTCATCACCTACGTCTACGTCTGCGTCTGCTTCGCCGTCTACTGTTGGCTCCATGTCTACGTCTGCTTCTGCATCCATTCCTGGATCTTCTGCACCCATTGTATCCATTGGCTCACCTTCGCCTGTTACAATTCCTACACCATTAGTAAGCGCGGCTCTAGTTGATTCCATTGCTGTGTACATTGCTTCTAGTGCAGGCTTAACTGCGTTAGTAAATGCTTCTGATTTTTCACTACCTAGTTCGTCACGGATAGCATCTGCTAATTCTAGCATTGACTCAGTTTGCATTTCTGCTGTGTCTTCCATCCAACCAGTAACACGATCAACCATGTCCTTGGATGCCATTACTAGTTCTGCATTATCTTCTGCACCTTCAGTAACAACTTCTGCTTCTGCTTCGATCATTGGTTCTGGTGCTTCTTTAATTGCTTGATTTAATACGTCTAAAAATAATTTAGACTTTTGATAACTTTCACTTGCAACTGCGTTAAAACTTTCGTTTGTTTCAATGTCTTTTAACATAGTGCGTACTTTGTTACGTGCATCTTCTAGTTGTACTAGTGAAAATTTTGATACGTCAATTTTTGATCCGTATCTCTTAGCAAGGCTTTCATTAAGCATCGCCGCTGTAATTGGTGTTTTGATTTCTCTAATGTTCATAATTGTCTATCCTTGCAGAATCTGTTATAGTTATTTATCAATCTAGTTGTATATATACTTATCAAGTCGGCTTCGTGCCTGCTCGCTCTTTGATGTTGCAATATCTAGCCTTACTTCTAATACGTCTTGACGTAATGGATCTTTAGTTTTCCTACTACCATGCCTATAAAACACTGCATCGTTAAAATTTTTCTCTATCTCTGCATCAATGGTTAGTACATCAGTTACAAAGTTTAGTCCTTTCGAACAAGTTCTTCCGATAGCAACTGCGGCACTTTTACTAAATGTATGGGCTACTTGCTTATTTTTTTGTGTGTCGTATACTAAGAAGCCATGCTTACTAGAACGTATCACCATACACCCTATGCGAATGCTGTTGCCCCTCACGTAAGGAAAAGGCATATCTTTAAGACCCTCGTCAATGAGGTCTTTGAGTTCGCTAATTAATTGTTTTTTCATTTGCAACTACCAGTATATTACCGTTATTATGTACTTTACTTACTAAACTTTTCCGGATTAACCCTTCAAGAACGAATTGTTCTCTCTCATCGAATCCTTCCATTGGCATAACACCTTTTATTGTCGCAAGGAGTTTCGCTTCTTCGTTACTCATTGCAATAGTAAATTGTGTTATTAATTCATTCAGTTTCATTTCATACCCTGTAGTTGCTTTTTCAGCATGTCAAGTTCGGCTTTTTTAGCCTTAATGTTTTGGTTAGCAACGTCTTTAGCCATCTTGTCCATTTTACGTTGCTGTGCTTGTGCTTTTGGATCAGTTGGATCTGCGCCCGGTTGATCTGCTGCCGCTTGTGCTTTTTGAGGACCAGGTCCTGCTGTATAATTTGTTCCAGTTGTTCCGACAGGCGTACCTGTTACACCTTGTGGGAAGTTATCGGTAGGCATTAAGTTTGAGTCACTAGGATTAGGTCCCTTGCCTGTTCGTCCGCCATTGCCGCCTAACATACCACCTATTGCGCCAGCGGCCGCAATTCCTAGTCCAATGCCAGCGCCTTTTCTTAATCGACTACTGCCTTTGGGTTTAGGTTGTGCTTTTGGCTTAGGTTGTGCTTTTGGTTTTGGTTGTGCTTTAGGCTTAGGTTGTGCTTTTGGTTTTGGTGCTTGTCCTGGCTTAGGCGCTTGGCCCGGCTTAGGTGCCGCAGGCTGTCCTGGTCTTGCAGGAACTGTTGGTTGTTGCCCTGGCTTAGGTTTAGGAACTGCTGTACCCGGCTGTGGCTTTGGAACTGCTGGCTGTCCTGGTTGCTTAGGTGCTGTTACTTGTGGTGGATTGCCACTTGTCTTTGGATTGTTTACTCTAGGCTTAGGTGGCTGTGTTCTTATTTTAGGTGCAGTACCCGGCTTTGGTTGTTGTATTCTTGGTGCTGGAGCAGTATTTGGCGCCGTCGGCGCTTGTCCTGCTGGTGGCTTAGGAGTTGTACCACTTACTGATGGTGCAGGTGGTTGCTTAGGTGCTTGCGTACTTATTCTAGGTGGTTGTGCGTTATTAGGTCTTACTCTAGGTGCTTGTCCCGGCTTTGGTTGTTGTACTCTTGGTGGTGTTGAAATCTTTGGTGCTGTGCCTGCCGTTGGTTTAGGTACTGCAATATTACTTGGCGCCGTTGGTGTTGGTGGTTGCTTAGGTGCTGTAGTTTTTACATTTGGCGGAGTGTTACTAACCTTAGGTTTACCCTTCCACCAATCCTTTGCTTTTTTAATTCCTTGACCGATACCGTCTTTTGCTTTGTCAACACCTTTTTTAATAATTGGTGCCGCTTTTTTACCTAGTTCCTGTGCGCCTTTTTTAATAATTGGTGCCGCTAGACGAGCCCCTGTTCCCAAGGCACCAGCAATTGGTGCCACCAATGGTCCTAGTTCGTCTAGTTTTTCGCCTTTGTCGTTTTTGTTGAACTCGTCAAATCTCATGAAGTCTTCCTTCTGCCTGAAAATCTTTTCTTAGGTCTTACATTGATACGTTTCAATCTACGACTTGCTGGATTTGATCTTTTAGTTTTCTTTGTGTTAATCTTAATTTTATTAGGTGTCTTACGTTTTGTCTTAGTAAGTGTTAACTTTGCCTTTTGATTAATAGGAGCATTACACGTTGCGGCCTTTGCCACAATACGTCCTTTACGTTGCCCACTTGTGCAACGATACTTTCTTACTTGTTTGTTTCCGCTTTTGGACCAAACAGTACGGACGGCTTCATCTAGTAAAGATGATTCTGTATAAAACTCTCTCACTAACATTCTATCTACGTGCCTTATTCATACTAGCAACTCTACGACTTGCTGGATTCATACGCTTAGTACGCTTCGCCTTACGTGCAATTCTTTTACCTAAACGTGCCTGTGTACGTTTCATTGTAGCACGGGCTTTAATATTGATTGCTTTAAAACAGTTAGCCGGGGTACTTACAATTCTTCCGTGCCTAGTGCCACCGGAACATCTATACTTACGTACAGCCTTATTTCCTTTGCGGCCCCAAATCTGCTTCTCGACCAGAATGTCAGATGTTAATTCTCTTAAGTTCATACAGTATTTATGTTTAGGAAAGGTTTAGTAATATAACTACGATTGTAGATAATAAGCCTGCTACTATTGTACCAGCGGCTCCAATGATTACTTTAGTCATTGATTGTTGTCCTGACATTAAGTCATCGTGAATGCTGTTTACTTTGACTTCGATGCCGTCTAGGCGTCCTTCGAGATTTTTATAACGTGCCTCACAAAGGTCGACGTGTGCTTCTAAATTTTTACGTTCTAAGGCAGTTGCCATTATGTTCTCCATTAATCAACTCGTACGTATTAGTGCCTGTTAGTGTAATGTGATGTGTTTTATGTTTGCCTTATAAACTATTTATCATTTTCGTCTAGAAAGGTAAACAATATATTACAGTTTTCGGTATCTGATGTCCAAAACACAGGCTCATCGATATTTACTGATTCGTGCAATCCTTTTATAATTGGTACTAGGTTAAAGTCCTCTTGCATTAGTTCAACACTATGGGCGGCTTCTTGTTCAACGGTAACAGTAGCAGTCCATACTTTGTGTTTGCCTGTTTTAAACTTTGTCCCCCAACCTTTTACAGTTTGCATTGATGGAATAGGGGTAGATATTTCAAAGTTTGTTCTAAGTCCAAGTGTCTGCGACACACTCATAAAGTTTTGTTGCTGTCCGTAAGATACTTTATCTTCGCCGCGACGGGCATTTGTCTGTGTAATATCTACAAGAGTAATTAATTTAAATTTCATACTATTACTTATAGCCATAAAAAAAGGGTCCAGTAAAAACTGAACCCTTTGTGTGACGCCTGCCATTACGGCCGTTAATCACGTTCCTAAGGTAAAGGAATTCTTATGTTGCGCTAAATGCGTCCAAGTCACGGATAACAACTGTTGATGCTGACAAGTCAACGCCATCTACTGTTCCCATGTTTTGTAAACGTGCAGTCATTGACGCCGCATCCTGGTGATGTCCGTCTACGATTGCAAAGATCTTACCTGCTGTACCTGTTGACTTGTAAAGCAACGGTGAAAACTCAGCAACGATTTGAGCCAATGCTCCGTCGATGCCGTCTTTTGCCGCTAATGATACAACTGCATCAATTTCGATGCCTGTTACTTGTCCTGTTGAATATGATACGCCGTGATCACGTCCGTCTTGATTTACTCTTGCTACTGATGCCATTTTATTCTCCTATAGTCTCTAATGACCAATTTCGTTTCTCTACGAAGTTGTTATATGTATTTACCATAGAGGCAAAAAAACCCCTATTTACGGCTCTTTTTTGCTCTCTGATGCAAAGTTCTAAGTAAATTAACGTATGCAGGCCCTGCTTGTACAATATCATCCATCATTTTAATGGCTGGTTGGTACCCTTGTACAAACTGACCAGGTATACTTTTGCCTTGCTTTGCGAGATCTAAGAAGTTTTTAGTACGCATTACATTCTCAGTACCTACAAGATAACGATATAAACTAATATCTCTTGCGTCTGTACTAATATCCGGAACACTTACTGTCGGTTCGTTGTCTGCTACTCTTGCTGTTTCTAAGTCGTTAGTAGCGGCTAGTTTACTAAGATCATCTATTAAGTCACTATTGCGTAGTTTTGCTCTTGCGGCAATTAATAGTCTAGTAACTGTGTCTTGTTTGTCTTTAGTGTTTAATGCTTTGTAGCGTGTAATATTTCTACGTACTGTTCTATATTCAGTGTTAGTAATCTTTAATGCACTCTCAAGTCTCATAAGGAATTGTGATGTCTGAGGATATGCTGTACTACCACGCACTGTTTTAAGCCAACCATTTAATTGTGCTAGAGGAAGTGTTGTACGATTTCTAGCATTTCTAGCAGAAGTTGGATCTTTAAGTTTTAGCATAGCCTCATCATCGCCATTAACGAAGTAAGCAAAATTATACAAGTCTGTGCCACTCATTCGATACGATTTAAAAGTATCATATCCTGTAGTTCGCTTTGCATATTCCCTTGCTGTGTTTCTAAAGTATGCATATTGATTTAGTATTTCAAGTATTAAAACACTTAGATATAAACGTTCGCAACAATCTGTATACGTTAAACTTTTGACTGTGCCGGCTTGGCGAGTCATACGTGATTCATGTATGTCTTTTAAAAAGGAATATGGTTCTTCTTTAGCCGGAGTCATTTCGTGACCGCCTTCTATTTCTGCCCATTGTGTTGCTGTGAACTTCTCAGTCATTAATATTAGCCTCTTGCAAAGTCTTTGGCTTGACGATGTACATCATCGTCGCTTGGTGCTTTGTCTTCTGCGTCATCGTTGTCTGAATCAACATCTTTAACACCAACTCCGGCTTTAACATTTTTTACTTTTGAAATAATTGCTTTTGCTTGTTCAACATCAACGCCTGCATCTTTTAATGCTTCGCCCGGAGTCTTAGGACCAAACAATGAACCTAGTTTGCCAAATGACGAACCTAGTGCGGCCGCTTTGTTAAATTCTGCATCGTCCCATTTGATTCCACTTGATGGTTCTAATGCTGAAGAAATCTTTTGACCCATTCTTACATATGGCATAAGTTTTGGATCTGTATCATATGGGCCTTCGTTTAATAAATCTGTAATTTTCATTTTGTTTTCCTTATCTAGTAACTGCTCTGTTTGCCGCAGAGAATGTTTTTCTTGGTACTAATTTAATATCGCCTTTAGGATGTGCAAGTACATATCCTTCACCGCCCGGTGTGTCACCAATTGACTGTTTAACATCACCGCCTTGACTGTCAAACTTGGCAATAATATCATCCTTGGCTTGCATAACAGAAGCAACAACATTCCACATCGCTTTATAATGATTCATGTGTTCTTTAATGTATGCAAGTACATTAACTTTTTTCTTTTCGCTAAGTTTAGAAGTTTGTAACCACTTACTAAAGTCACTGCCTAAGTTATCTAATCCCGTATCAACTTTACTGTTGATGTATGTATAGAATATTTTAGGTAAATCTGTTAATTGTTTTGCTCGTAAACTAGGCTCATCAAGCATAGCATCAAAGCCTTGTGCGTTTTGTTTTACTACTTTTTCTGCGTTATCAAGTATAGAAGTATCTACTTCTACAGGTGCTTCTGTAGTTACACTAGGCACTACTAATACTGCATTGCCTTGGAATATATCTATACTCCTAAATGGTCCTTCGTTACCTTCGGAGTCAACTTCTCTGTGTATAACAATACCTGATGTGCTTTGACCAATACGCTTACCAATCTTGCTGTTAACATCAATTGCATATGTAACAATGTTTGGTGTGAACACGTAGTTTTGTTCTTTTACTTCTGGTGTTGTGTAATACAACAAGTCGCCTTTAAAGTAACCTCTATAGTCTTTTGGTACAGCCTTTTCGTACAGGCTAAAAATAGTTGCCATCTTATCAGCAAATGCTATTCTATCTGGGTTATCTCTGTTGACGCCACCGGAGCGTCCAAGTAACTCATCTCTAATTGCATCTGGGCTTTTAGTACGTCCTACTCCGCCCTTCTTGCCAAAGCCTGACTTGTCTGTAAACACAAACTCGCCTTGCTCATCACGCCCAAATATAAGTGCAGGAGATCCGTCCCATTTAAGTGTAACGTTCTTGTGATCATCCTTTGCCATATTGCGTAGTGATTGCAACACTCTCATTGCGCCAGCACTACCTTCCCAGAAGATAACATCTTCTGCATGTTGAATACGTGCTTCGGCTTCTTTTAATATTTTAAATTCTGCGTAACGCATTTACTATCTCATTTTCTTGTGTTTGTATTTTCTTTTTATTCCAAGCACTATTTGGATCTGCTTCTTGGCGATCAACAATTTCTTTTGCACTTGGCATTTTTGCTAGAATACTTTCTACTGATCCTAAATCTCTTGCTGTTGCATTAGGACCTATCAACTGCTTTGCAATGTTATCTAAGTCGTTGCTTACAAGTTCGTTAGTTTCTCTACTTACTAATCCTTTGTAAGGGCTCCACTTGAACCCGGCTTGCTTTGCTAAGTCAGCAATCATAATTTGTTTATGCACACCTTTGTAAGGTGAACCACCTGGTATGTCATGTACGTGAAACTTGCTTGCAGTCTCGCCATTGTCAACAACCATAATGTCTACTTGCTGTGGAACATCACCTACTGTAGTTTTTACATGGACAATCTGTCCTGTCTTCTTAGTTTCAAAGCCTGCTTGTTGGAACATCTTTTCTAGTTCTACTTTTGCAGTCTTAACATCTGGGGCATTAAACTTTTTAATAAGTTGTCCTGCATCTGCAATCATATCCAAGTCACCGCTCATCTTGCCTGCTTGTGGTGATGCACCTGATCCAATTGGTAATGCCTTAACGCCTGTCTTGGACATTACACTATTAATTTGTTTCATCATGTCTGGAATAAGTTTTTGATCAAAGTCTGCTGTACCTTGGAAAATGTTACCGCCTTCTTTAATAATAGTTTCTTTTACATAATAACGTTTGGCGCTGTCTGCTTTATTGTAACGTATTGCACCTTCGCGACCTGTTAGCGGTTGCTCGTTATTCTTCTTTGGGATCCAAAGGTCTCTATCTCGTTCGTACTCATACCCAACATCATTTCGCTTGTCCACAAAGCCTGCTGTTGTTGGAATGTTGTTAGGATCAATTTTATCATTTCTGCTTTGGACTGGCTTCCGGTATGTCGACTTTTTCTTTTTGATAACTTTAGTTTTCGTTTTGTCTTTGTTTAAATCTTTTTCATCAGGTCCTGGTCTACCAATAGCGCCTTGCATAGTTTGTATTGCTTTCATAGGAAAACTGCCACGTACTGCATCGTCGGCTTTCTTTAACCAACTGTCATCGTCACTACGCTTAATTTTTTTTGGTGCTTCATTTAGCAGATCTTTAATCTTCATTTTTTGATTCCATAATTTTATGCATGGTCCGTTTAAATTTTCGAGCATCACCTGTTCTAATTGAATTCAAAAACCTACGTTCTAATTCATTAGCAGTTTCATCATCATACGTTTCTGCAATTCTATTTAATAGATTAATTGCGCTCTCAATAATATTGTTGCCAGTTGCTTCAATTAGATGATCATTATTACGTGACCGTCCTACTGTGTTCAACTCTTGCAATATGCTTCTTGTACGTTTTTTCATTAGTTGCTCCGTTAATACTATTTAGCAAGCAATATAAATACTTTTGTAAACTTAGGAGAGGGCAGTATGACATTAAATGATATGAACTTCAACGAAAGATCCTTACTTTTTGCTAAACTTGCCTCTATTGCTTATTGTAACATGAAAAGTGCTAAGAGTCAAGTCAAGAAACTAGGGTTTACTACAGTTGAATTTTACGAACAGAATGGAGCACAAGCATATCGCTTCATGAACAAAACTGATATTGTAATTGCATGTAGAGGAACAGAGCCTACAGAATTTAATGATATCTCAGCAGACTTAAAGGCGTTGCCAGTAATGGCAGAAACAATAAGTCGAGTACACCGGGGGTTCAAAGCAGAAGTAGACGAACTATGGCCAATGATTGAAGAAGATATCAATCGTAAAGTAAACTTAGGCAAGACGCTTTGGTTTTGTGGTCACTCGTTAGGTGCGGCAATGGCTACTATTATGGCAAGTCGTTGTAAACATAACGTAGAACTAAACGATCCAGTCGAACTATATACATTCGGTTCACCTCGTGTAGGCTGGAAGGGGTATTGTAATAGTCTAGATGTTATTCATCACAGATGGAAGAACAACAATGACATTGTTACTACTGTTCCTCTTGCTATTATGGGGTACGTACATCACGGCGAACAGCATTACTTAAATGCGTACGGCAAATACAGAAAGCCTACAGGTTGGCAGTTGTGGAAAGACAAGTGGCGCGGTATATGGATGGGACTGAAGCAAGGTAAGGTTGATAGTTTTGGTGATCACTCAATGACTGAGTACATCAAACATATATCTAACCTAGACTAATCGTAATGACCGCCTAAGACAGCAACATTATTAATATCTAATAAGTATTCTTGATTTTGTCTGTCTAGGCGTTCGTTATATGCTCGTTCAAATCCTTCTTCATACAATTCCATACATCCTGATTCATTATTCCATAAACGTTTGAAATAACTTTGAAGATACCCTTCTACAATATAGTCTGGTTCTTGTTCAGGAATTAGGTGGCCTTTGACTATCCAAAATAGTCTATTGGCTTCTTTACGGTCTTCAGGTGAACACATCTGCTTCTCCTTGTTACACATGTATTTACTGTATAACTAGATGTTAGCGCCAACTTCGAATAGTTTTACACAAATAAACTGCTGACTGATTCCTCGTTAGTAACTCGTCTCATTGCCTCACCAAACAAAGGCGCAACACTAACCTGTCGTGTCTTTTTACAATTCTTAGGACAACGATCTGCAATAGTATCTGTAACTACTAATTCGTCTAGCACTGACTTCTCAACCTTTTGACATGCCTCGCCTGATAGTACTCCGTGTGTGATGTATGCTCTAACACTCAACGCACCTGCATCCATAATTGCTTTAGCCGCATTACATAGTGTGCCACCTGAGTCAACAATATCATCAACCAGAATGGCGTGTTTACCTTTAACATCGCCGATCAAGTTCATGACTTCGCTTTTACCTGCTGACGGACGCATCTTATCTACTATAGCAATGTCTGCATGGAACATGTCTGCAAATTTTCTAGCACGAACAACTCCGCCTGCATCTGGTGATACAAACACTGCACCTTCTGTTGTGTTGACGTTACGTCCAATGTCTTTAGCAAATACAACACGGCTTGTTAAGTCGTCTACTGGAATATCAAAGAAGCCCTGTATTTGTCCTGCGTGTAAATCCATTGTAAGGATTCTATCTGCACCTGCTGTAACTAATAAGTTAGCAACTAGTTTTGCTGTGATAGGTGTACGTGAAGCACTCTTACGATCTTGTCTAGCATAACCAAAGTAAGGAATAACTGCTGTAATTCTACTTGCACTTGAACGTCTTGCGGCATCAATCATTATCAACAGTTCCATTAAACTATCATTAACTGGCATTGCTGTGCTTTGAACAATAAAAACATCTTCTCCACGAATGTTCTCATTAAACTCTACACTAGTCTCACCGTCCGCAAATGTAGAAACTGTTGCTGGAACAAGATCAGCAAAACAATGCTCTGCGATCTGTTGTGCTAATTTCGGGTTAGCGTTTCCCGTGATGATTTTCATTTTCAAGTGGTTCCCTTTCTTATGTCGTTGTTATATTGTATGGCGGCGTCAAGTATACTCAATTCAACGCCCTGTTGTTTTGCACTTGTAGTAAATGCCTTTGCGTCTTTAGGGAAACAATGTCCTCCAAAACCTCGTTCTTCTGTAATTTGTGTGTGACTCCTTGTTATCCTGCTGTCGTCTCCAACAACGTCTGCAACTGAGTCGTAGTCTATATTCTGTGCTTTGCAATAATCATATACTTGATTAAAGAAACTAACTTTTAGTGCTAAGAAACTATTTCTTACTGCCTTTGCTGTAATTAATTCTTCTGGTTTTGCAATCTCTACATCAATCTTACCCAATGCTGTAATAAAAATATCTGCCCAAAAGCCTGTGTTCTTACCTCCTACATAAATTTTATCTTGCAGTTGTGCATCTGTTTCCCAATGCGCCGCACGTAGGAACTCAGGACTAAATGCAATATCAGTATGCGGATACACATGCTGTAACATTTTCCAACCTTCTACTGAAATTGTGCTTTTAATTAATATAGGTACATTAGGATTGTCTTCAACAATGCAGTATACATTGTCCATATGACATCCGCCATGTGATCCTTCTGGTGTGCTTACGCAAATAATAGTTGCATCTGCATGTCTTAGGTCACCGTAGTGTCCTAGTGCAGGGTCATATATAATAAGATCGTGGTAGTCTTTTAGAATAAGTTCATGTGCCTTGCCTACAAACCCATAGCCTGCTATTCCTATTTTCAACAGTAGTCTCCATTTGTACAATGTATAAACTAATTATAGCATCACTACTATATATGTCAAGAGAAAAGGTTGTGTCGTCGAACACAACCCTTTCAATATTAATAACCGTTTGGTACTAATATATAATGTATCATTAGCACAATGGCTACTGATGCACCTAGTCCTATCATCATCTTCTGGAAGTCTCGTGCTACCAAAGGAAACACACTCTTGAACTTCATCTTGCCTGTAAACGATGCAATAGCAAGTTCACGTCCTGCAAGCATACCAACGAACACCCAAGTAGTTGACATAGGTATATCGTTTAGTTCTTTGAAGAAGTACAAACACAACCAATAGAATAAATCAATTAGTGTAGCACTACGCACATATCTTGTGTTGTGCTTTTCTAGTACAATATTTTGTATCTTGCCTCCACGTTCTCTAAACATAAAGAACAAGCCAATAACAAATACTACGCTAACTAGGAACATTAGGTCCAGCGGAACTTCACGTGGAAGGAACACTGCAATGTTAGCCATGTCATGACTCAGCCATGTCCACCACAAGCCGCCTGTTGCTACCCACTGTGCAACACGCCAATAGTCCTTATGTTCTTCTTTGACTGGTGCTGTTTCGTCCATTACTCTACTAATAAAGTACCAAGCAAAGTATGCGAACATTGCCGCAATGCCGTAGCCCATTATTGATTTCATAAGCATCTTCTCTAATACAAATGTACTTGCGAAAGCACTTAGTACTAGAAAGGAAGTTGATACAGGTACACCAAAGCGTGTTAGTATAACAAGTATGCCCGGTGCCATAGCATGATACCATTGTACCTCTTGCCATGGAATTTTGTTTAGTCTGCCGTAACTAATGTCACCGCCGTTTACATACCAGCCATACCATAAGGTTACAAGTAACACTGCACTTGCGGCTCCCCATAATATTTTATAGTTGAATCTCTCATTGTTTGATGCCATCCATGTACCGAGAGTTTGTACTGAATCATTTGCTATTACTGCATAGGCAGCGAATAGGAACCCAATTAGGCTCCATGTGGTGAGTGCGTCCATTGTCTTCTCCTCTGCTTGACGGCTTTACCCCGTCGCTCACGTTAAAGGAAGGCTCGACGTTGCCTTCTGATTATTTAGTGTAACATCAATTATAACCGTGTCAAGTGATTTATTGATAAATAGACTGGCCAGAAAAGAGAAGTTATTCACACCTCCGACCTGACAAACGTGAAAAGACACGTGGCGCTCGCCTTATAAAGCATCATTACATATTGGAGAAAACAATGAAAACTATAGCAGACATGCTTGGTAGTGTAATGACTGCGGTCAGACTACCAAGAAAAACAGGATTGATGCAGATCAATTCTAACCTTGAAACTTATGTTAAAACAGAATTTAGCAAAGGTGATCAAGCATACGTCTTAGACTGTATGCTACGTGGAGATACCCTCGACAGGCGCAACATAGTTTAAGGTATGCAAGTAGGTATGCAATAGGCGCATAGCGTCTTTGCGGCATTTGCACTTGAAAAACGTCTCGTTACATGTTAAATATATACATGTTGCGAGACAACATCACACATATACATATACGAAGGAAACGGAAAAAATGACTACAATAGTAGCAAACACGTTCGAAATAGTCGGACTTACACACATTGCGAACGCATTTAAAAACTTAGGTGCTGAATTAAAAAGACGCAGAAACATCAAACAAACATACAAAGCATTATCAAGTCTATCATCTCGTGAGTTAGACGACATTGGTATTTGTCGTGGAGAGATTTGGCATATTGCACATACTTCATATCCAAGAGCACTCCGTGGCGAGGCTGTAGAAGCAAACAGCAACTTGAGAGGTTGGGTATAATGCAAGAATCAATGGAAGTGGTGGGAAACACACCAGTAGAAGCACCAAAGTTTATTAAAACACTTGGCAAATATCTAGTAGCATTTGCAATGGCACTATGGGCTTTTGGAGAATCAGCAGGCAGAGCAAGAGCGGCCGCTGAACTATCTCGTCAAGGCTATCACAAAGAAGCCAAAGCACTTATGTTGGAGAGCAAATAATGTTTAAGAGATTTATCAAAGCAATGGAATACCGTTCATACTGTATGGCCATTCACCAACTGCGTCAAAGCGGTTACTACAAAGCAGCCAATGACATTTCTGAGTTCAAACATAATATGTACAAGACATCATGATTGATCCAGATCATACATACGTCAAGCCTAAGGGCGAAAAGAAAAAGGGTGGCAAGTAAGCCACACCCTGCTACAAATTAGCACACACATATAATACGGGTTGACCCTTGGGTTGATCCGTGCTATATATTATACATGCTAATAGCATACTACACATATACACAAAGGAAACACACATGAAGAATTTACTATCTACAGTAGCCCTCATGGGTCTACTATCAACTCCGGCACTAGCCGCAGATATTTCCGTTGACATGTTGAACAAGCGTGACGATGGCGCTAAAATGGTATACAGTGAAGACATCTCAACTATTGAAGTTGGAGATTCGATCACATGGTTGCCAACACAGAAAGGTCACAATGTAGAATTCATTGCAGGACCAGATGGTTGGAAAGCACCAAAGAAATCAAAACTATCAAAAGAATATACATATACATTTGACACGCCGGGCGTTTACTTGTATCAATGTTCACCACATAAGAGCATGGGCATGATTGCTATTGTTGTTGTAGGTGATTTGACACAAGAAGGTGTTGACGCTATCAAAGACGCTAAAGTAAAAGGCAAGTCAAAGAAAAAACTAAAAGCATTGTTGGCTGATCTATGAGCGAACAAACACAATATTGCACAACTAAAGGTTTAGGTTGGGCGTTCTTGATTATCATTATTGGTATGGTTGGTCTGCCTATCCTTGGATCAGCGATTGCTTATCCAGATAACTGTAAACAATCTATTCTTATTCCTTGTTTAGGATTAGAGAAATAAAAAAATGACAGAGCCGCCCGCCAAGATGGCTCTGTCACTCTTGTTAAAGAGTTCTAAGTCTTACTTGTTATTATAGATTGAATATAGAACCCAGATAGCAACTAGACCTACTAGTCCTTGTGCTGAAAAGCCAGCAACAATATCTTGTATGTTTCCAATGATATTGATGTTTGGCCAGAATGGAATATTTTGTCCGTTAAATAACACTTCTAAAATAATACCTAATGATAGTAGACTTACACCTACTTCAGTTAGAGCGCCCGCCCATCCTTTTACTTTTGTTAAGATTTCCATAGTGGATCTCCTTTCTAATTGCTGACCAATTGCAGTCAGTAAGTTATTTAGAGCCTATAAATTGAAAGTTAAACTAGCATATTTGGTCTAAGGTGCCTAAAATGTAGATTCTTTCTTGACAATTACTAAATACAATGCTATTATAATAGCACTACACACATACACACAAGGAGATTATTATGTCAGTAGATACAAAATACGGCGAAGCCATCTTTAAACAAACACAGGAAGTTGCTGAAATGTTTAAAGCCGCAATGCCAAAAATCACAACAAATAAAAACGGTTACGAAATTCGTACCAAAGTGCTAGAGATGGCACAGAATAATATCTGGAATGATTATAACGCAAAGTTTGCAGGTTGGGAACAAACTGTAAAGCGTGATCAGGACACCGGCGAAGTTGTAACAACTATTACAATGCCCGAAGTACCAGGTTCAGATGCTGTATTAGAAGCGGCTGAGAAGTTTTACGATTTTGTAAACGGTAAACCTAGTAAGTAATAAAACAACAAGGCATAGCCTTGAAGTAACAAGTAATGAGACAGCAACCCCTGCGTTAGAAATAGCGTAGGGGTTAATCTTTTATGCTGTCCAAGGACGACCTGTTACAAGTCCACCACTGTTAGCATTGTTAACCAATGCACCTGTGTTGCTTGAAGCATTGTACCTAGTAGGTAATTGACTTACTGTAAGAGTGTTTCTTGCTCTATATGAATTAGCATTTGTATCTGTTGCACCACTAATAGTTCCATCAGCGGCAACTGTTTTGCCTTCACGCTTTGCTAGTGCTAGTGCAAGTTTTTGATCTTGTCTAGTTCTTTTTAGTGTTTGTGTTGATATTCCGTTCGCGGCCATTATAAATTTCCTCTTGGATCTTTTACTCTTGCATCTTGAGGTTCACCTCTAACTGCTCCAGTAATATCATCTATATCTGCTACAACTTCATTAGGTGAGTTTGCATACTCGCCTGGCCCTCTTGCTTGGAGCATTTTAAATACACTTGCGAAACGCTGTTCTTCCTCAGGCTCATCTGTTGCTACTTGGATTTCTATTTTAGGTTCCGGTTTGTCAGCCATGTCAATTAAATCTAATGTCATTCTAACTATGTCTGTTGCTCTCATGTTAATGCTCCTGTGCTAGTATTTATATAAGTAAGTGTATGTTAAAAAGATTTTTTAAACGAATGCTAGACGATTACAACGCGGCACAGAACGAACTTAAAGATATGGGCATGTTTACGGTATATTGGAGCGGTGGTTCTTATACACATCAAGTTCATAGAGACATGTTAAGTGCGTACATAAATACAGTTGATGATAAATCTAGCACCATTCGAAAAGAAGATACAGACTCTTAAAGCCGAAGGCAATTATAGGGTCTTTAATGATATCGTTCGTGAACGCGGACAGTTTCCTGAAGCGATCTGGTATGGTCCTTACAATATAAAAACCATTGTTAACTGGTGTTCAAACGATTACTTAGGAATGGGACAACACAAGGTTGTCATCGATTCAATGCATACTGCACTAGACCAAACAGGAAGTGGTTCTGGCGGTACGCGAAACATTGGCGGCACAAGTCACTATCATGTTGCACTAGAAAACGAACTGTCTAAACTACATCATAAAGATAGTTCATTACTGTTTACTAGTGCATATGTCGCTAATGAATGGACACTCATTGCCTTAAGCAAAATTATTCCAAATATATGTTTCTTAAGTGACAGCAAAAATCATGCTTCGTTAATCCAAGGGGTTCGAAACAGTAGAGCCGAGAAACGTATTTGGCAACATAATAATATGAGCGATTTAGAAAAGAAGTTAGAAGAAGTTGCCGCCGCGGGATTTATACCATGTATAGTTTTCGAGTCTGTGTATAGCATGGATGGCGATGTCTCTCCTATTTCTAGTGTCTGTGACCTTGCCGAACAATATGATGCGATGACCTATATAGATGAAGTGCATGCTGTTGGCTTGTATGGAGAAACTGGTGCAGGATACTGTGAAAAGATAGGGGAAGATCGAGTTGATCTAATCAACGGAACGTTGGGTAAGGCTTTTGGAGTACAAGGTGGTTATGTTGCCGGCGACGGAATGGTCATAGACGCAATCCGCAGTGTAGCCAGTGGATTTATATTCACCACTAGTACCAGCCCGGTCCTTTGTGCTGGTGCCTTGTCCTCTATAAAGTATTTAAAAGACCACAATGAGTTACGTGAGCAACAACAATCTAAGACTGCTAAGTTAAAAGATATGTTAAAAGAAGTAAACATAGAAGTACTTGATGTTGCGTGTACACACATTATTCCCGTTATGGTAAGGGACGCAAAGTTATGCAAAGAGATGAGCGACATGTTGTTAAATGATTACAACATTTTTATACAACCAATCAACTATCCTACTGTTGCTGTAGGACAAGAAAGATTACGAATAGCACCAACACCATTGCACACAGATGCAATGATGCACGAATTAGTAGATGCCTTACGTAAAACATTTAAACGACTTATAGGATAATTATATGAAAATTAAAAAAACACTGTGGTTTTGCTTAGGCATACTACTACTAGGCGTTGCCTTTATTGGTGTGTATCTCCCAGGACTACCTTGGAGTACACCTGCTGTTGGCGCCGCATATTGCTTTGCTAAGTCAAGCGATCGTATGCACAACTGGATCATGAATCATAAACTGTTTGGACCTTTCCTACGTGGATGGGCAGAGAAGCGTGTCTTCCCTACTAAATTCAAATACTTCATGCTTTTAACAATGAGTTCAAGTGTAGCAGTACTTTGGTTTACTACCGGTAATCCTAAGGCTGTATTATGGAGCGGCGGCTTTATGGTATTAGTTGCAATATGGGCTTGGCGTTTTCCTGGCTCAACAGAAGAACATGCCAAGCGTGTTAAAATGGGAACGAGAGTAGGTTGGCTAAAGTAATAAGGCGACTTGTAACCTATGGTTGCAGTTTAACTTACGGGCATGGACTTGCTGATTGTTATCTAGAGAATGGTAGAGAAGGACCTAACCCTAGTGTTCAAGCATGGCCAGCCCTAGTTGCCGCCCGACTTAAACTCTTAATTGACAATAGAGGACAGCCTGGCGCTAGTCCTAAAGAAGTATGGTACAATATTATGTCAGCCAAACACAAACCGGGTGACATGGTAGTTGTGCTTTGGCCGTTTATTAATCGAAACTGTATTCTATTCCCTGATTACATTGACCGCTTTGGGCCATGGAGAGGAAGTGTACGATCTAAAAAATGGATTGAACATCAGTTTAATGATTACGATGCTACTGTTGATCTAATGGGCAAGGTCGACCACGTAGCACACTATCTAAACAAAAAGAAAATACAAAACTATCATTACTTTGCTGATTGGCATTGTAGTAAACAGAAAGTATTTCAACAACGAAACACTATTGATAAAATGTTTCTTAAAGAGATACTCGACTTTGCACGAGACGGGCAACACCCAGGCGCCCTAACCCAACAAGCCTTTGCAGATCAAATGATTAAAGATAGCACAGGCCCCGCTGTTGGGTTTTCCTATGTGTAATTATAAGTATGCTGTCCAACTTGGATGAACAACGTCCATCCTTAGTTGCTTACGCTTGTTAACAAGATCGTAATAGTCAGGAGCATAAGGTGTTTTAATTGGCTTCATGTGTGTTTTGTTGCCTTTACGGCTGTTACAAGGTCCACACGCCGCAACAATGTTTGTCCACGAAGTCTTTCCACCCTTTGATAAAGGTATTACGTGATCTAATGTTAAGTTGGATTTTGTGTAAGGAGTATTGCAGTATTGGCAGGTGTATACATCTCGCACATACAAATTGGCCTTAGAGAAGCGAGGCTTATGTTTACGGCGTTGCATAGTCTTGAGCATCATTACTGCTGGTACTCTAGTTTCCCAGGTTTCACTTCGAACCATCCAATTATCATACCATTCTAATACTGTAACTTTATCTAGCCATAGATAGGTGATTGCTTCTTTCCACTTTATAGCGGACAATGGTAAGTATGAAACTGGTTGTGCATCTGCATTCAGCAATAAGACTTGGCCCAACCTATAAGCCTCCCCCTGAAAATCCTGGTGCTGGTCTTAAATTTGTTCCGTTTGTCAACATACACATAACATCATTTTGTGGTGTAGGATCTTCTATTGTAACACTAAATGACATTGTCTCTGGATTGGACCATATTTTAACAATGCCTGGTAACTTTTGTGATCCGCCCGGTCCTACCACTGTCATTTGTCCCATTGATATCGTGTACGGTCTTTCAATATATTTTTCTTCTAACAATTTGGCCATCGCTTCTTTAGTATCACAAGGCAACACAATGTTCAACAAGAACTGTTTTGACACAAAAGGTTTCTCAGGTTTAGCCTGAGGTTGTTCTTGTGCGAATAATGGGTTCAACATACCTGCAGAACCTGTAATCGATGCCGCTAACAATAGAGCGGCTGTCATTTTTTTATACATATCCTTCTCCTCTATTTTGATATTCTAAAAAATTCTGTGCAACGATTCTATCAATGCGTTGCTGAATTGCCAGCCATTCACCGCTGTCGCGTTTGAAAAGTCGTTGTTTATTTCGTAGGTCTAGAAGTACTGATCTACCATCTGTTGTGACGCTAGGTCGAGAGCCTGCACCCATTGTTCATCTCCATCATATTCAAATAGTATACGGTCATTTGTTGGAATTGTCAACCAACCTTTGTTTCTCGTATGCGGTAATGATCCCTCAACCTCTGCTTGAAGTTGGCCAGGACCCCATCCACAAACACCGCCACACATTCTCCAGTAGAGAGGATGGTCGCCTGTGGACATTTTTTCTATCATAAACTCATCACTGCTTATACTATATGCTCCAATTGGATACGTATTGGCACTTGTCCATTCTCCTGAATGGAATAGACTAACTGCTTTCTCTCCAATAGGACCGCCTCTGTGTACAACCTCTGGGAAGTCTACTTCATATCCATTAGAATGAAATATCTGCTTCACAGGAAAGCGTGATGGCTTATTGAGTATAATACCTTGGGCACCTTTGCCCTGAATGTCTTCGTAAATAAATATAACTGATTTTTTGAAGAAAGGAGATTCTAAGTTTGGGTGTGCTACAAGGACTTTGCCTTCGTATCCTGTTGAAGCCATTATCCTGTCCTAGTTGGACTGATAGGTCCCCCATACTTAGTACTCTTAAGTTTCTTACCTGCTAGTTTCAAACGCTTCTTGCCTACCTTTTGGCTTTTCTTTGTTGAAGAACTTCTTGCTCTTAGTCCTTGACTCTTACATGATGCCAAGGCACTTGCTCCAATAGCCGCATCTGACTTAGGCGACTTGCACAATTCTTTCGACGCTTTCCATTCTTCAATGTCTGCTTCTGTTTCTAATAGGTCTAATACTTTCATAAAAGTATTTATCAACGATACTTATCTGCCGGGTTACTATAGACCCCGCTGTTACCCATGTCATGACATAATCTAAACGTGAAAGCCTTACGTGGTCCTCGAGTTGTATTAAGTGAAATCTCACCTGTCTTCTCGTGATACTCTATCTTTGTAATTTTGGCACGCTCTCCATTTTGACCCACTAGGATTTCTTGTCCTAGTTCTAAATTTAGGTTGATATTTCGTAATGTCATGGGATTCTCCTTGATTGATGCTCGTCTTTCGACTGCACTTGTATTTATTTTACCAAAACACCTTGACTTCTGTGAAAGACTATATTATACTGTAGAGGTAACTTAAACAACGGAAAGATTTTAGTATGATAGAATTTATTATGTTCACAGCCGTTTGGGGATTAGTCTCCACTGGCTCTCCATTTATTGTTTGTATCTCTGGGTGCATGTAATATGAACGGCGACTTTCAACTAGCATGGGCCTTGATTGAGCCTTTAGTATGGCTTGGACTAGGCATTGGTGTAGTCCTAGCCATCGTGTTTGGTGCTATTAAGTTAGGTTGGCAGTATGCTCCTTGGCTTATTGCCGCTTGTGCCTTAGTTTGGTTCATGTCATGATTAGATTAGTTCTTCTGTTGACTGTGGCAACGATATTAAGTGGATGTCTAGGCAATCCTCACCGCCACGGATACACTACCTATGATCCATGTATCAGATGTGGTGAAGGTTGGACATTTATCCCCCATCCGGAATCTTAAGAATCTTTTCTGTATCTTTTGTCCAAAATAGGTTGACTTCTGTCTAATTGATGTTATATTAATAGAGTAAGTTAATTTTGCTGGAGGGCAACGATATGCAGACACTTTCTATTACACTTAAAGGCGACGGCTACTGGGGCGCAGAAGCAGGTCGTAAGGTTACACTTTCAGGCTTCAATGTTCAATACATGAACGCTGACACCTACGAGCATTGCAACGAAGGCGATGACAATGCTGTGATTGGTCATGTGACAGTTGAGCATGATAGCACCTGGGATGTCTACTCAGACACAGGCTTCCAAGAAGCGGCCGCCAACTATACTAACATCATGGGCTTGGACTTTACCGAGCAAGGTATGCAGGAAGACAACCTAGCATCGATGGAGGTGTAAGAATGGCAGTCAATGTAAACGATACACTAGAACGTCTAGACAACACACTAGACGAGGTGGATTCACTTTTACAGGATCTTCCACTCTCAAAAGAAGTTAAGGTTAAACTGACCTCCATGGTTTACGAACTGTGGATGGACGTAGAAGAGGAGTTGGCATAATGGCTTACTGGACTCACACTAAAGATCCTATCGGAGTGTTCGTTGAGAAAGAAGTAGGCAACTATTTCGAATATTCAAACAACGATGATCCGTTCCACTGGTGCGAAGACTTCCCACACAAGATATGGGTAGGTGGACTTGTAAATGATCAAGGCTACCGTTATGGCATAGTCAAAAAGACTGTAGCCTATGTGGCAGTAGACGAAGATGAGTTCGGACTACCTGTTGTAGAGAAATGGAACCTTAAAAAGAACACGGAGTATTTGGTACAATGACACATACCTTTTTTGAAAGCAATACCTACACCACACTAGAAAACACTGATGTTGGTGACAAGAGTCAATTCATTTGCGAGTGTTCTTACGCTCCTGACACTACCCAATTGGATCTAGTGTTTGATCCAAGCGAGGACTATTATCAAGAATTGACTACGAAACTAGAAGCAGGTGAATGGGAGCATTTCATTGCTCGTATCCAAATCAAATACAACGACATGGTTATGGCAGAACGACACCTAGGATCTTGTGTGGCAGAAGACGTTGCCAAGTGGTTTGAAACTGATGTAGATGGTGTGGTAGATGATATGATCAAAGAGGCTCTACCAGAAGCAGAGCAAGCCTGTCGCAATTTATTAAATGACCTGATGGAAGACTTCAGTTAACCAAAAGTGGTTGACAATCGTGTAGTTGATGCTATACTGTATATAAGTTAAACAAACAGAGGGTATAATAATGTTTTATATTTACGAAAAGCAATCAACTTATATTATGGGCAAGATGGACAAACGGACAGGTGAAGTTCGTCCAGACCATAGACAATATTATAAAACAATGCCTGCGGCCAAAGCGGCTCTTACTAAAATGAGCAAACGATACAGAGCAGACCTACTAGAGGCTGTGAATGATCCACAGTTCCGTTATGGTATCGCAGAATGTTCATACTTCCATCAGAACATCGAAGCAAGTCGCAAGGCTCAGAACTTAATGAGCAAGGAATGGTTTGTAGAGCCAATCAACACCCCAGGTTATATGTCACCTGCACGTGAATCTTATTGGAGTATGTAGAATGGACTTTTCAAATTTTCCAGCGAAACTAAACCTAGCGTATTGTGATTATATTGCAGACCGTATCCAGAAGTTGGTCACACGTGAGATTGGTGACAACGACACACTGATTGAATCAGTTGGCAAAGTCAACTATGACTTGCACCCAACTGAAGGTTGGTTACAATCAACTAAAAAAGTAATGACCGTTCATGACACTAATGGAAAAGCCTATGTGGTTACGGTTGAAGAAGCACCAATGCTAGACAAGGAGTAATCAATGGCAAGAACAGGAAGAACACGAGCGGATAACCAGGCGATTCGAGAATGGTTAGCCAAAGGTAATACGGTAACCAAATGTGAACCGGGCGCCAAGAGCGATCCGGATGAAGTAGGTTACACTTGGGGTCGAAAGCCTAAGAAAAAAGTAGATCCTAAAGAAAAGAAACCTACCAAAAAAGGTTGACAATCCTGTAGTTGATGCTATACTGTATATAATAACTAGGCAAACACAGAGGCACACAATATGGCATACGTTTCACAAGAAGACAAAAAAGCATTGGCACCGGCAATCAAAAAGGTGCTTTCCAAATACGGCATGAAGGGTTCTATTTCAATCCGTCATCATTCAACATTGCAAGTGACACTCCAAAGCGGATCAATTGACTTCAAAGACTATTCACATGGTGATGGTTACATTCAAGTCAACACGTATTGGATTGAGTCACACTATCAGGGCAAGGCACAGAAGTTCCTAACAGAATTGTTGGCCGCAATGAAGGGTCCTAACTATTTCTGTGATGATGATGCGATGACAGACTACTTCAGTCGTTCACACTATACAGATATCAACGTAGGTCGTTGGAACAAGCCCTACTTCCTACAAAAGACTGCTAAGAAGGCGCCTAAGAAGCCCGTACAAGCGTCTAAAGCAATTAAAGTACCTGCGAAAGCAACCTTTAGCAATGCGGTTGAAGACGTTGCACGTATGACCAACGCAGAACGTGACAAGTTCGTAGATGATATGATTGCATCTTATCCTAATCTAGCAGACGACTTACTTACAAAGATTGGCTTCGGCTTGATGGAGGCAGACAATGTCTAAAGGCATCAAAGGTTATTCATTTAGTTTCACTCAGTCATACAACGGCTTTCAACCCAAACATCCACCCTTATCAGAAGCCCAACGAATTGAAACGGCAAACGAACTGGCATGGATGGATTACGTTGAGTCTGAGTTTATCCAAGATATGTTGACATATCCTGATGCTGAGGCTATACTGAATAAGATAACGAAGGAGATGAAATAATGGTTAAGGCATTCATGTTTATGGCGATCGGTGCTGTAGGTGCGTATCTTTACATGAACCCAGGTGATGTAGAAGGTGCTGGCAAGATGGTTAAA